CTCGTATGTAGTGACCTGTGGTTCATTCTCCAACTGGGGTGGCATCCCAGTCTACGAATGCAGGTTCATAGCCTACGAGAAGGTAACATTGGTTCCCAGGCCTCGGAAGTCTAAAAGTCGCCAAGACGCTCCGGCACAGTAGTGTTTTCATCAGGTTTCAAGCAAAACCGAGGGGGTTTACGGGTAGCCTCCTTAACGGATCCCGTACTACGGTAAAGGTGGTTAGCCGTAGTGTCGTGTATGACCACCCGGTGATTTCTCTCACAGGGCCTTCGGGCAGATATCGTACGTCCACGACTAAAGGACACTCAAGAATTACAACATGGCAAATCGTGCAGAGGCACTACACCAAGGTGTTCCCAATCTTGAGGGTACTTACCTGGTAGGTACGCGGAGGCCTCCCTTCTTCAAGCGGAAGGAGTTCCCTAGGCCCCCGCCCGCAGCGCCCGTTCAGGAGGGCGTCCCTGGACCAGCTGGACCACAGGGCCCTAGGGGCCCAGTCTTGCCGGTGCCGTTTATACCCGCGGTTCCCAGGGGGCGGGCCAGACCAGTCCCGATAGAGGAGATACGCGATGACTCAAATTCCTCAGGGTCTAGCGTCGATTCCGTCACGGGTGCGAGGGAAGCACTTGACGAAGCCGTTCCGGCCTATCTTACGTTGGATGAAGCTCGGCGTAGGTTGGAACGGGAGGAGAATGACCTCCCCGGAAACGAGGGGGTCGGCGAAACCGGAGGCCAGGAGGGTCCGAGGTTTGCCAGACTCCGGAGGCGTGCTGCCTGGGTACATGAGGCGGCAGCGACCTTCCGCGCATGGCGGCCCGACGAGATGATCGAACCTAGAGCTGGTGGTATAAAGTCCTCGCTCCAGAGTTTGAGAGTCTGGTTGGCGGAATTGTACGGAAACGGGGTAGAGCTGATAGCCGGTCAGCGAGTCGAGCTCGGGGTGGGCAACGAGGATGAGTGCAGCAGTGAGGGCTTACGTCGCACCGACGTGCTCTTACAGCTGTCAATGAATGGAGGCGTCGATAGGGTGAACGTCAGCTTGGGGATCCTTTCAAGGTTGGTCTGTTTCTTTACTTTCAGACCAAAGGACAAAAGCACGCTCATGTTGGCTCGGGGTAAGGCAATCCAGTACGCTAAGGAGCTAGGGATGCCGCCCGAACTAACCGCGCAGGTGCTCGCGGGCTCAGTGGCCCTGGGCATTACAAGGACGGTCGATGAGACCGCTACGCGTCGTGCCATTTTGATGAGCACGAATGAAGCATTTGACGAAGAACCCTCCTCCTTCCTCGGCTTGGTGGAGTATCTGTACAGGCCAAGGGCCGTCGAGTATCAGCCTTATGTTGATGCGGCCCCAGAGGACAGACAATACCACGCGCGCCTGCCTTACGTTATCGGGAAGGCTGGGGAATGGTACCTACCGCAGGTTGTATCTGCCGTAGGGAAATATCTCTGGCAACGAAGCGGGCAGTGAGACACCCGGGGTAAGTGCGGTCTTGGACTCTGTCTAGGGGA